CCGAAATCTTTACATGTACTTTTCCTTAAACATCTCGAGTCTCTTTTCATAAGAAACTGAGAGTTCTTGGCACATGTGAGAGATTCCTGCCTCCTTAGCTACTTGAGTCATTTGCTAACGGCGCAATTCATACATATCGCGTCCGTATTGCCACCACTCGCGTAGTGCACCGTCAATATTCATAGCACTTTGATCCTTTGCAGTAAATGCAGAGGACTTAAGCACTGAATGTAATGACTTAAAAATTGAACTTTCTTGTAGAACACCATGAATCAATCCTGTATCAGGATTGTATTTATTATGTCTTTTCAAGAAATCCGCATCCCTGTCGTGCATGTAGGGAGTTGGTGTTGACTCTTTGTCAGGCATAGTAAAAACCATATCTCTCTCTTTCAAGAAATCAGCATAAGAAATATGATTAAACCAATCAAATCCCTTTCGTACTGTTCCACTAACATCGTCTCCATAAACCATTACAGAGACTGCCTTACGAAATGGAATAGGGGCACCCAATTCTGCTGGCCACATCTTGAAATACGCCGATCTCATCAATAGAGAATTGGCAATACAATTAATGTAAACTGTCAAATTTTGACCAGAAGGGTTGGAGCCCGAATGAATAATGACATCACCATTATACGAAACACAAGAATAAGCAATCTCAGTTGCCACTCCCTGCATAATAGTGATATCACGGGGAGTATATGTACCACATTCTTCGGCAATGTTGCACATACACTTGAAAGCTGCCAAAATAACAGAGGCAGGCATACGTAAATCATATTTGCTGTAATCACCAGCAAAAACACGATCTTCACCAAATTTCAACATATGCCTAGCAAGTTGATCCCACTCAGGTCCCTGAGCATTGACACCAACTGCACACTCTGAATCTAATGGGAATAAGGACATCAAACGAGCAATTGGCAGGAAATACTTACGAATCACTAATTGAAATGCAAATTCACATGCCTGAAATACCCTAACTTTGTCCTTATTCAATTTAGTAGGTTCATCCTTAACACATGCCTTAAACATAGCATAACAGCGCTCACCATTAGCCAACTTTTCTGTCATGCTTTCTGCTTCTCGCAGAATGTCCTCATCTACAACAGCAGGACAAGAAAATTCAGGATAATCCTCACGATTAAGCAATGTAATAGCATCCCTCTTAGGTCCAGTCAATGGAAATCCCTTAGAGGTATCCTTAGGAATTGCATCAATGAATCGTTTTCCATCAATGCCACACAATGCCTGCATGTCTGTCAATGGATGAACATCTGTCTCAAGCATACCCTGAAAGGTATCTTGTAAGAGAACTTCTGTTAATCCATTGCAATAATCCTGAACTGCTATGTCCATCAATGAAGGTTCAATACCCACACTTGGATTGGATGAATGGGCAAGTGATTCTTGCCACATTTTCCAAGTATGGAAATGTGGTGCACCATACTCATTTGGTACACCTGTGACCTTCTCAACAATTGGTGAAATAGGAGTAGCAATTACGTCACTTTTAGTATGTGTAGCACGTTGATTGTTCTGACCAACATACTCCACCCTACTGCCAACTGGCAAAAAAGCAACTGGAGATTTGGGGTGTACATCTTGATTGATGACTACCTGCTTCTCATATTTCTCAACGGGAAAAGTTCCATTAACATGTGAGGGAAATGTTCCAACCCAATTCGTTTTTGACTTTGCAATAGCTTCCTTCAATTCAACTGAAGAAATATACAAAGCCTTAGAACTGGGTGATCCAGTAATTCCACGCAAATGTACTCCAATAATTGTGGGCTTGGCAAAATCACCAACTAACGTAGCCATACACATACCAGTAAAGGTATTATATGGTGCATAATAATGATAACCAGGTCCACCTGAATCGGAATTACGAATATATGTTGCCTTAATAACATCATCACGCATCGCACCGCTTTCCTCACGGTACAATAAATGTGCTGATCCAGTAACTGAACAATAATTCGGGAACAAATGAGTAATATCAGCATGGGGACCGCCAGATGGAATTGACACAACACAAAGATCCTTGCCAGGAATAGGAGTCATGGCATTTACGCTGACAAATCCCCTAAAAGTCGAATTTAAAATACTAGGATCCTTGCGTGTAACAAGAACCTTCATATCCTTTCGATTTTCAAAAATATGTAAAGGAAGTAAAAACATAGTACCACCTAAAGCAAGAATATCACAAGCTTGCTGAAATCCATTCTCAACAAATTTTGCATGAAACAAATTGCCTTTCACTTTCTCAACCAATTGGTCTATGGTCATTGTGGCATTCTTTTTGTTAACATGTAATTTTGCAGGAATAACTGTGGCCCATGGATTAACTTCAGAATCTCGCTTCTTAATTTCATCGACAGATGCTGGAGCCAATACAGTTTGCTGTTCATGAACAGCACGCATTGACATTACAACTGAATATAAAACCTTTGCGAGAACACACATAGAAAAGAACTGTACTGTCTTACTCT